TCAGCGAAATTGGCTTTTGGTGCATGCGCCCGATGATGGGCGCGCCGTCTATCGAGTGAGCCGGGATCAGGTTCCCGCGCTATCGCCGCTGGTGAGTAGCTCGCGGATGAGCGCAATGACGATCTCGACAGCCGCGATTTGCGCCCCGACGGCAAGCGCGGTGCTTGTCATGGATTCCTGAAGCGCCCCGATCTTTTGCTCGGATACGGTTTCGAGCGTGTCGCTCCACACCGTCGGCTTCGCGCCCCACCCCGGGTCTGCAACGCCTTCGGCGGGCGGGTTTTGCGTCACGCCACCGCGCTCGCGCGCTTGGTCGGCGGAGAGCGATTTGAGCGTGCATCTGCAACGATGCCCGAGCGGAGGCGAATGGGTGTTCCAGAAATGGTCATCAACCGGTCGGATCGTGCCGTCGAGCGCAAGATGAGACGGGCGCGTCCGGCTGTCGTTGATGGCGTCATACATCAGGTATGGCCGGGTGGCCTTCGTTTCCTCGAAGCTCCGCCAATGCCCCGCGTTATAGGCCGTCTGCACGGCGTTTCGGAAGATGGTTTCGAGGTGGTGCCTAGGCAAACCCCAATCTTGGCTCTCGGCCCATTTCTGGAAGTCTCGCAGCGTTCCTCCGTCTGCCACATGGCGGGCAAGCTCATCTGCCACGCGCTGGATTTGATCCAGCTTTGCAAGGCCGGAAACTGTGAACGCCTGGGTGCGCTTTTCTGCCTCGAGCGCGTTGAAAATCTCCGGCAGTGTGACGTTCTGACGGCGCAGATCGGCAATGATCTTCGACGCTGGATCGTCGAATGGAACCTTTGCAGGCATGGCGGCTCACTGCGCGGGCTGCGCTTCACCCGCGCTCTGCGCGGCTGCGGCCTCTGCGCTCTTTTTCGCCTCGCCACCGGCGTGGAGATACCCCATCACATCGGCGGCGAACAGGGCGCGCTCGAACACCTGCGCGAACTGCGTGGCGTCGGCATCGCGCATTACGAGTGCCAGTCGTTCGTACAAGTCAACCGCGCTCTCAGCGCCCATGATGGCGGACTTGATCGCGGCAGATTCGATTGGGCTTCCGACGGACGGAAGGATGCGCTCGATCTCATCCTCTACGGCCTGCTGCCCTGCGGTGAAGCGCGGGCGGTCGGCTTTGTGCGGCGCGTCCTGCGTGGCAAACGTTGCGGCCATGCTTGCGCTTGCAGATGGCTGTGTGCCTCCCGCTCCTACTCCAACGTCTGCGACTGCCGCCGCCTGCTCTGGCGTGAGTTCGTTGAAGTCATCCGGCTCCAGGCCGTATTTCTCTTCGAGGTAGCGGCGCGTGAACTGAAGCATGCCCGACCTGACCAAGATTTCATCGCGCTGGGCGCGATCCATTTGCAGCCCCGCCTCATCCTCCATGACGAAGCGCGGCGCGGGCAGCGCATTGAGCGCAGCCAGGGTATCGAGCACACGCTGCACCGCCTCAGTGATCAGACGAATATCGGCGCGGCGCTTTTCATGCCGAATCTCGTTGTGCACATCGCCAAGGGCGCGATTGCCGCTGCCGCCGTCTGTCCCGCTGGTGAGCGTCTGCCCCAGGATCAGGCGCTGGATTCGCCGCGTGCAGGCAATCTCGAACTCGGCGAATTTGTTCGGACTGTCGCCTGGTGTGTCGACCGAGACGATTTCTTCATCGCGGTCGAGCGCGGCAACAGGCCCGCTGGAGAGGCTGCGCAGCATCTCCACCATCGCCTGCTTGTCTGAGAGCGTGCGCCCAACGAGCAGAGGAACGGCGGCCTGCTCAAGGAACTTCGCCCAAAAGCGCCAGCCGTGGGTGCGGAAATACCACGGCCAATAGGCTTTTGCCAGCAGCGCCTCGCCCATAGGCTTGCGCAGGCTGCCCTTGTGCACGACGGCAAAGAACTTGCGCGGGTCAGCGGTCTCGTTGGATTCGCGCCATTTCAGCGTTCCGTCTGGTTGCAGCAAGAACCACTCGAACGGGCATTCAATGATGCTGCCAATGGCGATCCGCCCGCCCCCGGCGTCCGCGTAGACCACCTCGAACACGCTGTAGCCATACGGAACCGCGCCCCAAGCTGCCGACATGATGGCGGGAATCGCGCCAGCCGCAGCATCCTCGAAGAACCGGCGCGCGCGCGATTGGTCGTGCTCGATGCGCCAAGGCGTGTTGAGCGCGGCATCGCGGCGCGTCTCGATGGCCGCAGATACCTCATCATCGTCCGCGATCCGCCGGAGCTTGGTTCGGTCGATTCCGAGCTGCGCGAGGATTTCATCTGCGTCCCCGAGCCATCCGAATCGTGCCAATGCCCGCTCGATGGAGACGGCTGAGGTGTATGCGGTCGGTGGTTGTGCCATGATGCTCGATGATGTTCACGCCCGCTCCGTCATCCGTTCGGAACTAAGTCCGCCGCATCGTCGCCAAAGAGCGGGAGCGTGCTGCATGCGGCTGAGAATCTCTTTTCGAGCAACTTGCGCGCGCCGCGCTCGGTGTATCCGCTCGGGCGCGTGAGTGCCTTCGCCACCTCCGCCCAACTCTTGCCATGCGCACGCATCTCCGCTGCGCGGCGGCGATTGTGCTCGGTGTGCATCCGCTGGCTGCTGGCGATGTAGAGCCGCTCGCCCGCGAAGTACTCGCAAAACCGGGCGGCAGCCTCGGCTCCGATGGCATGCACCAGTGCGTCCCACGTGCGGCCATGGCGACGGGTCGGGACGCGGATTTCGCGCCCCCCGAGTGCAAGCGCAAGGCGCGCGGCTGCGCCATGTCCGAGCAACTCGACAATCTCCGGCATCATCAGAAAGTCCTCCCACCAGCAGCAACAGGCCGGGTTGCCGCCATTCCGATCGCAGAAAAGGCGTGGCTGAGCGCGTCCACGGCATCGTCATGTTCGCACTCAGGAAACGAGAGCAATTCATCGCGGAACCAAGCGGGCACACCTGACGGGTCATGCCGCATCATTCGCTGCTCATAGCGCGTGAGCACCGGAAGGAAACGCGTCACTTTGTCCTTGTCGGGCCGGATGCCGCGCACCGGAAGCGTTGTCGTGCGCGTCAGTTCCTGCACCACGGCGGCCTGATACTGCGTCTGCTCGACCGCGATCACGCGCGGGCTGTGGCGGGCGGCTGCGGCCTTGATGCGCTGAAGCACCTCATGGAATCCGCACCGATGCCGCTCGGCTTCCTTGACGTACACGATGCCGGTCTCGGGGTCACGGGCCAGCGCAACGATGGCGGTGTAGTCCGCGCCTGCCCGCTCGCTGATTGCGAGGTCAACTCCAAGCACCACGGGCAGCCCGGGCGGGCATGGCGCATCTGCCAGCATCTCTGGCTTCACCAGACCGCCGCCGAAGGTCACGAACTCAGCCAAGTATTCCTGGCGAAACACCAGGTCGGGAAGCTCCCGGCGCTTTTGCTCGATCTCCGCCGGGTCGATATGAGGGTTCGCGCTCGTCGGCATCTGAAAACTCTGCCAATCATGGTATTCCGGGTTGCCGTCGCGCTTGAACAGGTCATAGAAGAAGTTCATGCCATTCGGCGTGCTGATAAACCAGGCGTCTCCACGGAAGTCGGTGAGTGTCGGGCTGATCGCCGTCTCCCACGAGTACTTCAGATGCTTCACGTGCGCTGCCTCGTCTATCACCAGGCGCGAGTACCTTCTGCTCCGTCCAGCCTCCTTGTTTTCCAGCGTCCAAAAGTCAATCACGCCGCCTGTTATTAGCTCGATTCTCATCTCCGTGCTGTCAGCGCTTTTGGTCACCGGCTTCAGTGTGCGCTCCATGTTGTCCCACACGTCCGGAAGGTACTTGTACTGCGGGGCAAAAAACGCCACCGGCTTCCCGTCAAGCGCCCCACCTTCCATGAGCGCAAGCCACTCCACAGCCAGCAGGGTTTTCCCGAATCGCCTGCCACAGCTTATGACCTTGTGGCGTGCCTTGCTTTCCATGATGCGCCTCTGGCCTGGGTGCAGTTCGATTGGCGGGATGACGATGCGGGTCATTTAGGCAAGAGCCACTGATCAATCACGGCACGGGCTACCTGCTCCGTCATCTTTGGCGGAACGCTCATGCCGACCATGTATTTGCCGATGCTGTCTGTTTTTGCTGCGTAGTCATCCGGGAACGAGCCGATACGCTTGATTTCCCTGTATGTCAGTTTGCGCATCTGTGACCAATGAGTAAATACTTGGTGTTTAGTAGTGATTGTTGGAGCTGGCTTATCTTTGTGTAAACGAATGCAGCTAAAGCATGACGCTTTCCCGCGCAATTCCAGGCATGCTTTGCTATACGAATCACCTGGCGCTGTCAAGTGGTAGAAAGTGTGATCTATGCCAGTCGGCGCAGTCTCCGCAATCTCCGCCTCCGTCAACACCTGCAAATCTCTTGTTGCCTCTCCCACGCTGATCCAGCGATGCCTTGGGGCCAGTTTCAAGGGCG